GCTCGGGGTTGCAGCTCTGGCTTCCGCCTGAGTACCGCCCCAAGGTCGATCAGGCCGACACGATGATGTGCGTCCGGCTGTTCACGGCGCTCGCCGACGACGCGACGTTCTCCGGGACCGCCTGGGTGCGCGAGCTCTAGTGGAGCGGCTCTGGCCAGAACCCGAGGTCGTGTGGTTTCAGCCGCCGCGGCGCCGGATGGCCTTCAGCATTGCGGGGGCGCTACAGCTCCTCTCGGTCGGTGGAGCGATCTCGCCGAGCGGTGCGCTCTCTCAACTCGTCGAGAAGCGGCTCGCCGGGACGACCGGCCCGAGCGGGGCTCTCTCGCGCGTCGTCTTGATCCTCAGGGGCGGCACGACCGCCCCGTCGGGCCTTCTCTCCAGGCATGTCGACAAGACGCTGGCGGGACAGACGACGCCGACGGGGAGCCTCAGCAAGCTCGTCTCGAAGCTTCTGGGAGGCTCCACGGCTCCGTCCGGAGCGCTAACGCTTCAACGAGTCGTTGCGCTCTTCCTGAGCGGCAGCATCTCGCCGACAGGCGCGCTCAGGATCCTCGTTGACAAGAGCGTCGGCGGCACCATCTCCCCGACCGGGGCGCTTGCGAAGGCGATCGCGAAGCTGGCAGCGGGGGATGTCGCGCCGAATGGAAGCCTCGGGAAGGTCGTCTCGAAGCGCTACGCGGGAGCGATCTCGCCGATCGGCAGCTTCGTGACCGAGCTGCTCAGCGCCCTTCCCGTCCTCGGACGACTGACGTCTAGGACTTCCGGACGATCTCGTTCCAAGTCGGACGTCGTCGATCTGACCTCGGAGGCGGGTGGGAGGTCTCGATCGACCACGGGGAGCAGCGATCCCTCGTCCACGCCCGGCGGCTCGACGGACGTCGACTAGATGAGCCACATCGTTCAATTCGCGGGCGAACGCGACCCGAGCCTCTTCGCGACCCTCAGCCTCGACGGCGTCGCGCGCGACCTCTCCGGCGCGACGGTCAAGCTCCGGATTCGGCCCTTCGGCACGGACGACTTGAAGCTCGACACGCCGGCGACGGTCGTCAGCGCAGCAACGACGCTCGACGGCGCGCATGTGCTTCCCGATGACGCGCTCGAAGTCGCGTCTACCGCAGGCTTCCTCCCTTCGGGCGCTCTCGACGTCGGCGGGCAGGTCGTCGAGTACCAGGAGATCAGTGGCAATGTTTTCCTCGACTGCTCAGGCGGACAGGGAGCGATCCCCGACGGTGCGGCCGTCGCGCAGCGCGGAGGCGTCCGGTACGACTGGACGGCCGACGACATCGCGCCGCCGAACGGCGTCAAGTCGGTTCCGGGCTTCTTCTCCGCGTGGTGGCTGACCACCGTCGGCGGCAAGGACTCAAGCGTCCCGCCGATCCTGCTGGAGTTCCAGGCGCACGCGCCGATCGCGAACGCCTACCTCGAACTCGAAGAGTTCAAGAAGACGCTTGAGCTCGCGGGCTTCTCCTACGCCGACATGGACATCCGGACGGCGATCGCAGCCGCCTGTCGCGCCGTCGACGAGATCTGCGACCGGCGCTTCTACGTCGATCCCGACGCGAACCAGATCCGTTACTTCACCCCGCGGCGCCCGAGCTCGGTCGACATCGACGACCTGATCGAGCTGACGAGCATGCAGGTGGACACCGACGGCGACGGAGACGTGGACGAGACGTGGGTCGTGGGGACGGACTTCGTCCTGGAGCCGCGCAACGCGCCACTCGACAACAAGCCGTGGGAACGCATCCGTCTGCTCCACGCGTCGAGCCGTCTGCTTCCGCAATACGCGAACAGCATGAAGGTGACGGGCAGGTTCGGATGGGCGGCGGTCCCGGCCGTCGTCAAGTCGGCGACGTCGATCATCGCCGCGCAGGTTCTGCGGCGGATGCGAGAGCTCCCCTTCGGTGCCGCCGGCGCGGGGTTCAGCGCCGAGGCTGCGGTCGAGATCGCGCGCTCCGACCCGGACGTACAGCGGCTGCTCAAGCCGGTCATGCGAGAGACGCTCGTCGCCTGATGGATCTCCAAGCGATCCGTGCCGGGATGGTCAAGAACCTTGCCCGCATCGCCCCTGGCGACTGGCAGATCAAGGAGTACATGCTCGCGAATCCGACGCCGCCCGCAGGGCATGTCTTCCCCGGTGAGACGGAGTTCGACAAGTCCTCGGCTCGCGGCTCGGACAAGCAGATCATGTACCTGCAGATCTTCGTCGCGGACGCCACGGGCGATCTCGGCCAGCAGCAGATTCTCGACGAGTTCCTCAAGGGCAGCGGTCGGAAGTCCGTCAAGGAAGCGCTCGAGCGCGACAGGACGCTCGGTGGTGCGTGCGACACCTTGCGCGTCGTCAGCGTCTCCGGCTACCGCCGGTTCGTCTTCGAGGGACGCCCAGCGCTGATCGGCGCGGAGTGGCGCGTTGAGGTCATCGGAAGCGGAATCACCTAAGGAGGACCGGATGGCGAAGGAGTACGAGGTGATCGGCCCGCGGGAGATCGACGGCAACGCGCCGGGATCGACCTTCAAGGCCGACCTCCCCGAAGAGAAGGAGGCGTCTCTGATCGACGCGGGACACATTCGTGTGAAGCCCGCGGCGAACGGCGGCGGCAAGAACGGCAACGGCAAGAACGGAGGGAAGTAGGTGGGCAAGCTCTACATCGGGGCGCGCGTCGAACTCAACGGCGTCGATGTCTCCGACCACTGCGAGTCGGTCGAGGTCAACCAGTCCAAGGAGCGGCTCTCGACGAAGAACATGCTCTCGGTCGGCGAGGAGGGCATCCAGGGGCTGGCGAACGACTCGTTCGGCGTCAACCTGCAGCAGGACTTCGCCGGCGGCGAGGTCGACGCGACGCTGGCGCCGCTGTACGACGCGGGCGGCAGCTTCGTCGTCAAGGTGAGGCCGAACCCGGCGGCGGCGATCTCGGGCACGAACCCGTCCTACGAGGGGACCGTGCGGCTGTACGAGTACCCGCCGATCAGCGGCGCGGTCGGCGAGCTCGCGAAGACGCAGATCACCCTGCCGGTCGACGGCAAGATCTCGCGCGTCACGACGCCGTAAGGAGAGACGACGATGGCACTTCTCTCCACACAGGCGATCGCACTCGCGGGCCTCAACCCGGCCTACGCGGCGTGCGCGGGAGGCGGCGACGAGTTCGTCCCCAACCGGCGCACGTTCATCCACGTCAAGAACGGACACTCGTCTCCGCAGTCGGTCACGGTCGTGACACCGAGGACGCAGCGCGGCCTCGCGATCGCCGACGTCGTCGTCTCCGTCCCGAACGCGGGCGAGCGGATGATCGGCCCGTTCAACGCCGAGGAGTTCGGCGACCCGGTCGACGGCCGGGCGGACATCAGCTACTCCGGCGTCACCAACCTGACGATCGCGGTCGTCGAGCTACCCGAGATCTCCGAGTAGGAGTGACGGTTCGCGTTCGCTTCTCGGGCCTGCGAGAGCTGGCCCGAGACTTCGGTCTGCTCGAGCGCAAGATCGGCGGCGAGCTCACGGACGAGCTCGCCGCTCAGGCCGAGCCGGTGGCGGAGGGCGTGCGGCGGCGGGCGCAACGCTTCGGCAGCGCGACCGTCGCTGGCGTCGCCGTCGGCTCTCATCCCGGTGGTGCGGTCGTCGAGCAGCGGCAGCCGAAGACGACCGGCCTTCGGCCGGACTTCGGCGAGATCCAGATGCAGGAGGCATTCATTCCCGCGCTCGTTGAGCGGGAGGACGAGGTGATCCAGGGCGCGGACGAGCGCATCAGCCACGTCCTGGACGAGCACGGCTTCTAAAGGAGGAATCCCCCTTGCCTGACGCGACACCCGCGAAGATCTACGCCGAGCTCCCTGGCGGCAAGATCGAGCTGATCCTTCCGGGGATCGGCTGGACGTTCGACGAGGCGCTGCTCGCCAAGACGGCGACCGGAGGGCTTGCGGTCGTCGAGATCGAAGAGCGTCTCTACGTCGGCGATCCGGACGCATGGTTGGCCGTGCTGAGGATCTCGTATCAGCGCGCCGGCGTGGACTTCCCTGAAGAAGAGATCGGCGAGGTCGATCTCTCGGAGCTGGCGAAGTCGATCTGGAAGGCGCTGCAGGTCGCCAAGAGCCCTCCTCCCAAAAGGGCGACGCGCAGCGGCGCCCGCAAGACGACCCGCAAGGCCTCCCGGAGCTAGGAACCGACCTCTCCGAGTGGTGGGAGCCGTACATGGCCGACCAGCAGGTCGGTCTCGGCTGGCAGCCGTGGAACATGAACCGTCTGAACCTGGAGCAGTTCGTGGCCGGGCGCGCCTACATGCAGGCGAAGCTCGACCGGCTCCGCTCTTCCTGACTAGTTGAACCGAAAGATCCGGGTCGAGGTCGAGGGCGACGTTGCCTCTCTCGAGCGCGCCTTCGGGCGCGCCAAGGGGAGCTCGTCGGGCCTCAGCCGCGCGTTCACCGCGCTGGCCACAGCGGCGACGGCTGGCGTCGTCGCGGCTTTCGGGATGGCGACGGCGGAGGCGGTCGGATTCGACCGTTCGATGCGGAACGTCAACTCGATCGCCCGCCTGAGCGAGCGGCAGTTCCAGTCGCTCTCGAAGCGCGTGCTGGGCCTGGCGAAGGAGACGGGGCAGGCGCCGAAGGTGCTCGCCGACGGCCTGTACGACATTGTCTCGTCCGGCTTCGACGCCGACGACGCGGTCAAGGTGCTGCGCGCCTCTGCGAAGGCGGCGACCGCGGGCCTGACCGACACGGCGACGGCCTCGAAGGCGGTCGCGGCGGCGCTGAACGCCTACCACCTGGAGGCCGACGACGCGCGCGAGGTCTCCGACATCCTCTTCCAGACGGTCAACAAGGGCGTTCTCACCTTCGAGGAGCTCGCCCAGAACATGGGCGACCTCGTCCCGGCGGCCGCCCCGCTCGGCGTCACGCTGGAGGAAGTCGGCGCGGCGATCGCGACGGTGACGCTGCAGGGCGTCCCTGCGGCCGAGGCGGCGACGCGGGTCAAGAACACGATGCTCCAGCTCGCGAAGCCGAGCGAGGATCTCTCGAAGCTGCTCAAGGATCAGGGCTTCGAGT